AGCTAAAGCCATGTTTATTTACCTCTAATAGTTAAATAACCAGTTGCTGTAGCTGGTGTTACTGTTCCAAGAGTTACTATTCCTGTTGAGTTTGACCATGTACAGTCATTTCTACTAGTTGGACATGAGAAGCTAGCGTCAAAGATTTCTCTAAACATTGCTCCTCTTCCATCTGTAGCGTCCATATTTGTATCGTATGTATTACTAGTAGTAGGAGTAGTAGATAATTCTAAAATTACCTCTTTAATATCTCCTGACCACGCTTCATTAGTTTCTGTTACTGTTACTGCTGTCATTGTTTATAACCTCATGCAATTCCATACATTTGAGAACAACTTGCTTCAAATGTATTAACTACTGTCAGATACTCTTTAAGCATGTAAACGTATCCATCAGCGTCTGTATATTTCTCTTCATAAGTTAAATCTTGTAACACTGCGAAGAAAATATGTCTCATATCTAAGAATAAAATTCTTTTAGCACTAGCTGTTGTAGGCATGAATCTATCCTTAATAAACATAACTCCATCAAATTCAAAGGCATCTGGAATACCAAATCCTAACATAGATTCTGAAGGGTTTGTAACTTGTCTTTGAATATCTAATAACAATCCTTTCATATAGTTATGAGTACTTGCATCAGTCACAGCTGTTGTTACTAATCCATTCGCATTGAAAGTAGTTGCAAACTCAGCTCTAATTTGTGCTAAAGTTGGGTAACCACCACTTAAATTAGTTGTGTTAGTAGTAATTTGTTTAATTAAACCGTTTGGTTCGTAAACAGAAGTTGTACTATCACCATTAATTAATGCATCTTCTTCAGCTTCATAGATTGAATCAGTTTTTACGCCTAAATCTAATTGTGAAGGATCAATAAAGCCTCTCATAGCGGCAATAGCCGGACCAGAGATTTGACCTTTAGCATATAAGAACTTAATTCCTAAGCTTACTCTATCATAAGTATCTTCTACAACATTTAATGATTGGTTTTCACCAGCCCAGTAAGCTCCACCTTTAGCAGTTAATGGAATATAATCGTAAGTTAAACCTTTTACAGCTCTTCTTGGAGTTATATTTCTTAATGGTGTTTGTCTAATAGTTCTATTAACTACATTTGGATCTGGATATACTGGAACTAATGCTGTTCCTGCTGTTCCTGCTCCACCTGTTTGAGTGTCAATTGACACTTTATTAGTTGAATAGAATTTTGTAGCAATTTCTAGTCTTTTATCAGTTTTGTTCCATGGATTAAAATACTCTTTTGAATATCCACCTTGGTTATCTTTACTAATATCACCAGCGTCAAATCTTGATTTACAAACTTCTAAAGAGAAGTTATCTTCATATCCTTTAAATAATGCTTGTACCATTTTTAATATAATTTACCAATAGGTAATTTACCGTCTTTAAACGCTTTCTCAATATCTTCTTCAGACATATCAATATCTGATCCTTGTTCAGTGAACGTTTGTTTTTCAAGAGAGGCTTTCTTTTCTGCTTCTAATGCTTTTTCTGCTTCTTCAACTTTAGTTTCGGCTTCTTCAACCTTCGCTTCAGCTTCTTCAGCATTCTTATTAGCGTCTTCTAAATTTTTGTTTAGTTCAACTATTTTCGTAGATTTAGATTCAAGCTGTTTTGTTAAATCTGAGATTTTAGTTTCAAAATCCTTATTAACCTCAACAACTTTAGAATCAAAATCTTTTTGAGTAAAAATTTTCTCTTCAGACATTTTTTTTCTTTCCTTAAGGTTTTTGGCGTTAAAGCTTTTAGCCACGGCCATAGCTCTACCATGTCTATTAGATGGTATAGCAACAAAACTTGCTTCAAGTAATTCAACATCCGTAAATGTTCTAATTACTTTCCCACAATCTTTTTGATCCTCATACTCCTTAACAATTGCACCAATAGATATTCCTAATTCTGCTCCTTCGTCTAACATTCCTTTAATAATCTTAGCGTTTGGATTAGAATCAAAAAACTTTGGCTCTGCAACTAAAGCAGCATGTCCATCTATATCAACGATCCGTTTATTGGTCCATTGACAGACTTGATTTAGAACTTTATTCTCATGATCTATCAATCCAGCTACATAACCAAAATTTCTAGAAACTTTTTCGAGACAGCCTTTTGAGACTCTCTCTTCATCCCTATCCATTGAGGTATCAGAAAGGACAGCAAGGTATTTGCCTTGTGTACCTTTCATAACCGGTGCAAACATTTCTGTTTTAAACGGTTCATGTGTTGCCTTAGATAATGTTGTCATGATATTAATAATATTTATTTCTAAGTATTTAAATATTACATAATTACAGAGGCCTAAATAATAATGTGGATCTACAATTTGGGTGGGCTGGTGGCGTCATAATTGATATATTTGTCTTGTCATCAATGAAAGGTTCGTCTAATGGAATAGGATTATTTCCATATTTTCTCATTAGTCTTTCACAGATAGGTGAAGTTCTGTCATCAAGTTGAACTTTATATACTTTACCACCCTCAATACCAGATTCTTTATAGCCAAGTATTTTACCTTCGTTAATTATCCGGTTTGTTTCAGTTCTTGCAATCATTTGAGCTCTATGATCACTAAATCCATTAAAGGTTTTCTTTACACCTTCAATTATATCTTCATTAGATTTATTTTCTTTAACTCCATCTTGTACAGATTTAATTACTTTTTGTTGGATCTCTTTAGTTACTCCTTTAATTCCCGGCCATAATTTACCATTGATTGTATAGCCATTTAATTGTTCTTGATTTAATTTATTAAGCTTCTTCTCAAAGGGTTCATTAAATGGTACTTTAACATTTAGTTCATCTTCAGCTTGGTTTTTACCTAGCTCTAAATCAAACTTTAAGAACCTCTTGGAATTCCTCATAAATGCTAAAGTGTTAATTGAGTTAAACAGATTAGATATAAATACACCATACTTATCAGTTGGCATTTGTTTAATTGCTTTAATTGCTTGATTTTCAAAGTTATCAAACATCTTAGACAAAAAATCATTATAGTTCTTGGCATTCTTTACTATTTCGTCAATGTCTTCCTTAAATCCCTTTTTCAAAGATGTTTCTTTATATTCAGAACTTTCATCTTCCATAAGTTCATTTAAATCTTCATCTAATACTTCAGCAATAAAAATTCCAATGTCTTCTACAGGAAGACAGTTTGAACAATAATCAATTTTAAATTCTTGAATTGATGAAAAACTTTCTATTTCAGATTTTTCAATAATTGTATAATATTCAATCCTCTCTCTTAATGATTTAAAAAATAAAACAAAAAGAGTCTTTTTCTCCATCACATGTTCTGTTGGGTGTGATGTTTTTCTATCGTTTTCTAGTTTTTCTCTATATTGTGTAAATGTTAGTTTTATCATTTTTATATTTATTTATTTATTTATGTACCGCTACAATCATTCAAACTAATTAATGTTAGATTAGCTGAATCAATATAAGCATCAGATGTACTTGTATGGTTAGCCATACCTAATTCAACTATATCATCAACAACTAAATCAATAATTCCCGTTCCACCCATAGAACCAACATCATTAGCTCCTAGTTTCCTACACCCTCTTGTTTGATTTTGTATTGTATCATTAATTAATATACCTCCCGACCAAGTGGTATTATTAGTATCATTAAAACATATATTCCAATCAACTTTATATTTCCCGGCCCTAGTACACTTTAATTCTTGAGTATTTTGGAATGTAAAGCCCTTTTGATTTCCATCATTCATATCAGGGATAGGTTCAAACACATCAATAGTGGTTATAACTACTTGAGTATTATCTCCATATTGCCACATATTACCGTAGTAAGGTCTGTAACTGCTCAATTCATCCCATTTAGCAATATTAGTATCGAAATCTGTTGATTGAGATCCAGCAGTATTACATTTATAGATTTTATGCTTATTTACAATCCAATCACATAATGAATAAGTAGTACCATCAACCCAAGGCAAGATAGATACTATGTCTAAGACATTAGCAGAGAAATATGTTAAATCTAAATCTGGAAACCAATCACCAATTCCGCCAATAGTATATCCATTCATTTCTAAAGGAGAATTAAACTGGCCTTTAAATATTACTTCTTGAGTACCTCTATAAGAATTGGGAGATCCTATTGGTAAAATACCATTACTTGAATTTATTGGATCAACTACAAATTCATCTAAGGGTCCTAAATACTCCCCTCTAGCAAATTCTTCTTCAGTAATAAATTCATCTATATCTTCTAAAGTATCACTCCTAATTGAAGAATTTCTATACCAATCAGATTCACCACTAATTATATCTATTTCCATATTATTCAAAATCATATCTTCAGGTAAAGTTATTGTGACTTCAAATTCAGATACAGTTCTAGATTCTGCCACAGCACTTGGAACTGTGGAACTACTCCATTCAAAAGTAGAAGGGGTAAAATCAACAGTATCAAAAGTTTTTGGTGCACCAAAAAAAGAATTCACTATATTGTCTGCTAAAGGGAATCCAAATTCCGATATTCTATCGAATGGAGAAACACTATTACCTGTTTTTATTGCTGGCCATAAGATATTACCAATTCCTGGACCTGGAAATTTAGGAGCATTTTTAATTAAACTAAACTCTCCCGATAATTTTTCAACATAAAATTTATCAGTTGTAACTGAAGATCCATGAGTACTAACACAAAACCATTCAAAAACATCAGGACTAGTTTCAGTATATCTCTCAATACATAAAAAACTTCCATCTACTTTTAATCTAAAATCATCCACACTAGGAATTTCAGGGGCAGTATCATAACCTAAATATATGATTCCCTCTTTAATATGGAAAGATTGTTTATCTATAGCAACCTTATCGGAAGTAATAGGAACTATATCACCATTAGCATCTATCTCCCAAAGATTAATAAGTTTATTCTCTGTTCCATCAAATATATATAATTCAGATGTGTCCGTACAATAATGAGGCTCACCTAATGTAGCAGCATTTTTAGTAGTAGTAGTATTAACATCAGCAAACAATCCTGACTTTAGTTTCAAACTAATCGGTCTATTATTTAAATCACTCATTTTTATAAATTACCTGCATCAATACACGGACTGTCTGGTGCTAAATTAAAATTTAAAGCAGCAGGATCGACCATCAACGGATCAACTTCAATGTTTCCAACCTCAGTATCTGGTGCGTCATCAAATTCCCACACCCCTGAGCCAGCATTATAGTAGTCATTATATGAAAATTCTGTAAAAGTGAGTACTCCAGATGCAGCATCTCGTACAATCTTTTGATTTGACGAGGTGTCAGCATTGAATATGCAATTTTTAATTGATAGGGTCGGTGATGCGGCAGAAGCATAAGTGAAGGCATAAAATAAAGTATCTGATAGTGATGAAAATACACAATTTACAATAGTGAAGCTGTCTGCCGAACTTCTGGCACAAATGCATCCACTACCGCTTTGTCTGGCAATCTCCTGAAAGACACAGTTACTCACGACGATGACGCTCGCGCCAGATTCATTAACAAAAATACATCCACCGTTTTGGAGTAAAATATCAATATTTCTGAACCATAGGTTATTACAGGTCATTGTTACGCCAGGGACAGTTGCGACCGATAAAATCCCCGTCCTAATGGCAGGAAGTGCCATATCAATGAACTGCACCCCGCTCGCATTGATATCCGCATCGAAATCCAGGCGAAGGTAGTATGCCTTACTATCTCCATCAATGATACAAGTTCTCGGGTCACTGTTCTCACTGGTTAGGGTGCTCTCAACAGAACACGTTGCCCATTCTGAGGCTGTCAGTACATGCGTTCCATCTACTACAGTTAGTGTATCACCATCACTAAGTAATCCAAAAGCTACTGTAAAAGTTTTAACAGCTAATAATTTAGTTGTTCCGTCATCTGCGTCATCTCCACTTGTTGGGTCTATCCAATATGTTGTCATTTTAAAATGTTCCTCCGTTTATTGTTTGTGGCCGTTGTATAACTCCCATACTAGTTGTCATGCCTTGAACTATAGGCAAACCATTAATATCTTTAACATCACTATCTCCACTAATTAAAGATAAATGCCATGGTGTGAAATCTGTGAATTCAATATCTTTAGGTGTTTCATTTTCATCTGTAACAATATTCACACCAGTTAATATTGTTTTCCAAGCACCGTCTAGATATGACTGAATAACATTAATTCCATTAGATTGCTCTAAAACTCTAAATCCTCCATTATCTTCAGTCCCAGTTCTACCAAATAAACACCTACTTAGAGTTTTACTAGAAATATAAGTGTGCCCATAACCTTCCCTATTCTCTCCTTCTATTCCTATATTAGGGTTAGTATTATTCTCGTTACCATAAGAACTCATCTCGAACCATTTAGTACCATCCCAAAAACATAGTTGATCGGTATCGGAAGCATAACTAAAACTAATCTCGCAAGGAGTAGAATTTATTATATTATCTTTAGTATCTACAACAGGGACCTTTACTAAATCAAAATTACCAGTAAAAGGATTAAATTTGTAACTCATGTTCTCACCACTCCAGTTAATTTATTATCTGCATTGTAAGATAACGTTAAAGTTGCTTGAGTCACAGTTACTAATTTATATACAACTGTTTCAATCTCTCCTTCTCCATTTCCTGATGCGACATAAGTTAATACTATCTCATCATGCTCTTTTGGAACTAAACTCCCAAAATTTATTACTGGAAATGGATTAGCTGAATTTATCTCGTTACCATCTTCGTCAATTTGAGTGACTCTATGTGCTTTAGCTGGCCATTGAACTGTATCTTGTTTAACATTATTTAATTCTGTTGTAGTTGGTGATCTATTTGCCATTTTCTAAAAACCTCTCAAACGATTTGGAATATTTATCTTTATTCTTCTCCTTATCGTCTTTCTTGGGGTTTTTATTATCTTCTTTAGGCTTATTACCAAATGGAGTAAAACTTGTCATATTTGGATCCATAGGTCTTCTTAATGGTTCATCACCCCACTCTACATCATCCTTACCTTGCATAGCTCTATATTCATTAATAGTCATAACACCATTATTTAATTCTTGCATATTATGTTCAAACTCAATTTTTTCTTTAGCATGATCTTTAGGCTTATAGATAAATTTAATTCCTGGCTCTTCTTCTTGCAATATTTCCTTAATAGTTCTATTATTATGTAAATCTTCTATTAATTTGATATAAGGTTTTAAAGCGTTTCTAATAGTAACTCTTTCTTGTCCATCATCATTAGATTTATTTGAATTCTCAAAAAATCCGGCTTCTGTTGGAGATACACCGAATATTGCAAATACAATTTTGAAGTACCATTTTTGACCGTCTAGCCATTCAAGATCTCTGTTATTCTCAGCTAATTTATGAAAGTTTTCTACTGACCAGTTAACAAATCCTACTTTATGTGGTTTACCTTTATATTCATTGTTCCACATTCTTTTTAGTTTCTTTAGTTGTTCATTAGGTAACTTAGGAAGAGTTGCTAAAATAGACGGTGTTGCATTGTTCACAAATAAATCTTTATTATATCTTGTACCTTCAATTAATAGTTCTAGAACTTGTTGAATTGCTTGAACACCAGAAAACCCATAAACAGAATAAGATCTAGGGTTCATAATTAAATACTCTAACTCATCGAATTCAAATGCTGTGGGGTTTTGTCTTGGGTGTTTAAAAGAATATTGATAATAACGTTGTAAATTTTTGTGAAGGTCTACTTGTTTTAAAATAGATCCACCATCAACAGTTTTTAATTGAGCTAATTCTCTTTGACCAAAAGGCTTCAATACTAATCCAGTGTCATTTCCTAGCACTCTTCCGTACATATCATAAATAGGCACTTCTCCAATATCATAAGAGTTAGATGTATAAATGAAATTAACAACTCCAGCATCAATCTCTCCAATATCTGAGATTAATTCAGAATTCAAATAATCAACAGATTGTTTAGATTTATTAACACATCTAAAGAATTCTTTTACTTTCTTAATCTTCTCCTCATATTGTTTAGAATCCTCATCTTCATCTTCTGGAACAATGTCCCATTCCATACAATACATTTGTTTCTTAAATGTATTAAGAACTATCTGAACCCAAGAAGATTTAGCAAACCTTCTTATCTTTTCTATATCTACACCTCTAGGTTGGCCTAATCTAGCAGAAAAAAACCATTGTGGATAGATTGCTTGTTTTCCTTGGAGCTTTTCATCTTCAAGAGAAATAGTAGCATATCCAACAGTATCTTTAGCACTTTGATATTTATTAGTATCTCCTACTATCAATCGGTTAGTATTAAAGGCTAGCCTTTTAATAAAATTCATAATAATATATTTATTTTGTAGTATTTAAATATTACATAAAAATTTAATTATTTGAAAGGATTATCAAATATAGGCTTTTCAAATAACATCTCTTTAATCATAGAAGCTGGTATATTTTTAGCTATTTTCTCATTAGTAGCTAATTTCTTTTGTAAAATCACATATTTTTGATTAATCTTTAATTGATCAGTATATGCATTTGGATCATTGTCAAATAGTTTTTGAGCTTCAACAATAGCTTCTTCAGTTAATTTAGGAAGTAATGAAGCAACATATTGAACTAACTTGTCTTTACAAAGTTGTTTACACTTCTCTTCAAATTGTGATCTATCAGCTTCAAAAGATCTAACACTTTTAATATCATTCTCAATACTATCTAGATTTCTTAATAACTTTTCCTTTTGATCCTTTATTTGGTCAATCTTTCCTCTAACATTATCTAATGAGTCTATAATCTCTTTAGGTGAAAATTTCATATCTGGAACGATTACAGATTGTTTAATAGCATCTCCTTCCCATTCTAATTTAATTTTGTTTTGTTTCATTTTAATTAGTCTCCGGTGCATCAATCTTTATTACTTCTCTAGTAATAGCTTTTCCTTGTTTAATTGTCTCAGTTACTTCATAAGCAATATTATATTGAGCTGAAGTAGCTCTTTTAATAGTATCTCCATTAGCAAGAGTGACACTAGTTGTATTCTCAAATAATTTTTTATTTCCTTTCTTATCAGAGTCAAATACTGAAAATCTAAGTTCATAGTGATCATTATTAATCTTTCTATTTTCTAATTTAGCTATATGCATTTTAGGAGGATCAGTTTTCCAGTGTCCATTAATCTTAATAGATTTAGCTGAGCCCATTTCTTTAATAGTTTTAATTCTTTCTTTAGCTCTTGCACTAACCGGCATAAAAACTTCTAATGTTGCCAAATCTTTCATAGCTTGCAATTTATCGCTAATTATTTTAGATAATGATTTTACTTCAGTCTTAACTGAATCTTTTAATTCTTCTGGTAATTTGTTTATATTATTTTGTATATTGCTCATTTTGTACGATAATATGTTTTATTTCTCCCTTTATAACCTGAGATATAAGATGTTTTAACTTCAATCTCATCTCTAGTTGAGAGTGCTTTTAAGGATCTACGAATACTACTTGTATTAATATCGATATGCTTAGCTATATCATGACATGACATCCATTTCGGATAATTATTTTTTAGTATTTCCGCTATGTCTCCTTGTCCCATCTTTTAATAGTATTTCTTTATTTTTAAAAGTTTCTTTCTTTTTTTGTTTTTTATTCAGTTCTTTTTTAGTATATGTTTTCATATTATAAAAGCCTCACCAGACCACTGAAATGTCCCGAATAGCCGCAACTCCTAGTTCAAAATACATTCTCATCATTAAAGCATCAGCAAAATCGGGAGATCTTCCAATAGTCTCTTTTATCTCGTCTTTTCCAATAATAGCTAGTTTTTTCTCGTTTTTATCAACGTCTTTACGTCTTACAATTTCTAATTCTTCTATTAAAGCATTTCTGACATCCATTGGAATATCACTGTAAACCCCAATCATTCCTTTGTTAATTAACTCAGCTAGCTTAAAATAGCATTGTGAACGTAGATTAGCATAGAAATACCTATTGGTATCTTGGGTATCTTCAAAAATATCTACAATAGGGCGAGAACCATTTACAAACCCAGTACAGCCATAGATCTCATCAACTAGTCCACCACCAACACCATCCTCATCAATTACAATATTAGATACTTCAACATGGTGTTTATCAGCCTTAGACAAAATCTTCTCTTTAAATAATCTAATATTAGACTTATCTTCAAACCATATCTTTTTAATAAATGTACCTTGCCATAAAACTATAACAGCCTTATCTCTTCCACCTCTAGCTACATCAACAGATAAGAACATTGGTCCATTTAATTCATCAGAGAACTCACGACCAAAAGAATCAAGTAATTTGTCATATTCTATTAATAATCCTGAATCATCGTCATACTCCCAATTACCATGCATAAGACGTTCTCTTAATACCTTATCTTTAATTTCCCTTAAATTTTGTTCATACTCAGCTCTAGTATGCGGATTATCAGAATATAGAGATTGAACAAATTTCCAATTAGCCGGTAGTGTTCCTTCTTTCCAAGGTTTATATGCTTGAAAATATCCCCAGTTCTTCTTTGGGTTACATGTCATAAACATTTTAGAAGGTAAATCAAACCCAGGTACTTTATGCCTTCCGATTCTAGATTTAAGAACATCAAATGCTTTCTCAGGTATTTCTCCTATTTCCTCTAGCCAACCAGAAGTAAACTCCATAGAACCAAAACGCTCATATAGTGGATCACTAGGTTTCTTAGCGACATCAAGTAAATCTATTCTTGAGCCTTGACCATTGAACTGCTTAGTTTCAAAATCAATAAACTCAATAAAGCTTTGTTGTGAGTTAAGTTTCCAGATTTCTTTAGGTATTTTATGGAATGCACAAACCTTAAGCCAAGTAATATAAGTAGATCCCATAATACGCTTTAGCTCGTTTCTACCTATAAACAATTTAGCCCCTGGATATCTTAAGGACATTACTAAACACCATTCACAACCAAGCCATGACTTACCACCACCAGCACCACCACCAAACATAATAAACTTAGTTTTATCGTCCATTAAGTATCGCCAGCCTAATCGTTGTTTGTCTGTTGGCGACAATTTTACGTTTAGCGATTGTTTAGTTTCTTCTATCATTTTTCATACCATTCTCCAAATATTCTTTTAAATACCCAAAATGAGAATATAACTTGATATTTAAATCTCCAAATAAATCTAGCTAATAAATCCATATCTTTAGGTTTGGCACCATAAAAAATAATTTTCTCACATTTTAGTTTCCAATCTTTATAAGATGTTTTAAATGGTGTTCTTTCATACCAATCAATTCTAATTTTTATAATTGGAAGTTTAATGTTTACCAATTTTCACCTCTTTTCTAATTTTTGTAAATAATGAGAAATAGTTCACATCATCTATTATTCTAGAATTATACAATAAATGATTAGCTTCTCCACCTTTAAACTCTTTTTGAAGCTCCTTAGCTAGATTTAACATTAATATATTATGAAATTCCTTATATGCTTGATCCATAGACAAAACTGTTATATACCAATCTTTAATAGATCGAAGCCTTTTAAGAGAAGGCTTCTTATTCATCTCTCTAGTAATAAAAGTTTTACTCTTATTGTTGTAGTTCCCAGTCATCAAATAGCATTTATACCATTCTCTTAGAGCTTCTTCAAATGCTGTATCAAATCGCTTCAATAAATAGTTATGCTCACTATTCGGAACCTTCTTTAGTTTATATTTGCTAAAGAACTTATCAACTATCTCTAATGTTGGTAATAACAATCTATATTTCAATGTGAAATGAATAAACTTAAACTTCTTAGCATATTTGGATTTATTCTTAATATCATGAACATTATACTTAAAATTACCCTTCTCTTTCTCTAATATATCCATTTGCTTATAATGATCCGATTTCTTTCTTGAAAACAAGATATGGCTAATTATTCGTTTTAGATTCATATTCTACCTCCAGAGTTATTTCTACTATCTTTAGCTTAATTAGTAGATTAGTGATCCAATTAGCGGCTCTAATATTAAGAATCTTATTTTCACTATAATGCTGCCATAGATCTTTAGATGTTTCTTTATTCAGATAAGCTTTAAATGTTCTACCATCTGTAAGCTTATTCTCAATACACCCAGCTCCATTATCATAGTATTTAAACCATGTCTCCATATTCTGACCTTCTGTAGTTTCTAATCTAATCTGTCTTACCATTTCCAAATATACCTCCATCATCAAAAGTAATGTTAACAGCTGTTAGGCCTTTATGTGCAACCTCTTGACGCTCAACATATCCTTTATCCTTCCCAAGTGTTTTTAATCCGAATATGACAGCCTGTGGGTTCCTAAGAGCTACTAAATCTTTAAAGGCATCCTCTAAAGTGTCAATCATCCTATCACGACATAATTCAATAGCTTTAGCAAAATGAGGATAATTAGCTTTCCAGCTATAAAAAGAATTCTTAGGCATTCTACATAATTCTATAGATCTTGATATATTATAACTATTTTCTACATATACAACTAAGAATCGCTGTTGAGCATCACTTAATTGTAATTCAGAAAAACTATTTATATCCTCTGGAACTTTTAAAGCTCTAAGTCTTTTCTCTTCTTTATCTTTAGTATCTTCGGTTTTTACCATTTTATATTATAGTTGATTTAAATTTATATCCTATTTTAATTAATATTTTATTAATTATTCGGATCTTATCAAATATAGC